ATTGCAGATTTATAATAAATGAGAAAAGGAAAACTATATTATGGCACAACAAACAAAATCAAAAGAACTAGACCACTATTTAAAATCAGTTATTAGTGGCGTACCTAAAAAACTAGACCACTTCATTAGTAGTGATGAAAACAAAATGACTTATTACACAGGTAATTGGTCAACAGATGTTGCAAATAACTTTACAGAAAAACAATCTGAAAAGATATTTAAAAACATGTCGAAATATATTGATAGAACTGATTTACAATTCTTTCAAAAGAAAAACAAAAACATTGAAATAGGCACTTGGTCAGAGTATGGTGAAAATGAACCAGAATCAATATCAAGTTACGATTATATCATAATCAAGCGAGCCTAACATGGTTGCAAAAATCAAAACAATTCTTCAAACATTGATGGCCGTAGTGGTCATCATGTTTTTTGGTGGTATATGGTACACAGTATCAGCAGAGAAAGACGAAGCACAAGCTAATGTCTTAGAATTAGAAGTCGAGGAGATTGTTGAAACTTTAGAAGCAATCAACACTTACACATTACCAGATTTTGAGAGAGCAAACAATCAAACTTTTATTGATAGTGTAGGTGCATGTGTAAACTATATTTACAATACAACAACAGATGTGACACCTGTAATCTATGAGGTGTTACTGGCTCAGGCTGCTTTAGAGAGTGGTTGGGGCAATAGTAGATTTTCATTAGAGGGTAAAAACTTATTTGGTATTCGTACATATGATTTAAGAGAACCACATATGTTACCTAGTAATAAACCTAAAAAATGGGGTGTGAGGGTCTATATGCATGAATGTGATAGTGTACAACATTATATGAATATACTAAATAATGGTGGTGCTTACGATAAGTACAGAGAATTAAGAGATAACGGTGTAGAAGATTCTTTACAATATGTTGAAACACTTGGCGCTTATGCAGCTGATGAGAAATACTTTCCTAAATTAAAAAGTATTATTAAGAAGTTGAGAACAGAATACGATATACCAAAATTAGATTAGGACTTATATGTTAACAATACTAATAACTTTTTTAAGTGCTATATCCATATCTGTAATAGCCGCTGGTTATTCTATCATGGGTTTAGCAACTTTATTTGCAGGTGCAGTAGTACCTATCATTGCTATGGGTAGTGCATTAGAGGTCGGCAAACTTGTCGCCGCCTCATGGTTGTATAATAACTGGCGCAATAAACTTGTACCAAAAACAATTAAACTATATCTTACATTTGCTGTTGTAGTTTTAATTTTTATCACATCTATGGGTATCTTTGGTTTTTTATCAAAGGCACACCTAGACCAAGTACAACCTACATCTAGTAATAATATCAAAATAGAATTGATTGACAATCAAATCAAACAACAGAATTTAATTATTTTTAGAGCAAATAAAACTCTTACATTACTAGATAAGACACTTGAAAAATATGTTGACATGGAATATGTCACAAGAGGATTAAAAGAAAGAGAGAAACAAAAACCTGAAAGGGACGCATTGACGCTTGCCATTAATGGTGCGAGTGATAAGATTGCTGAACTATCAGACAAAAAAGGTGCATTACAATTAGAACAAGATAAGATAGAGGCCGAAGTAGGACCTATCAAATATATTGCAGAGTTGATATATGGTGATGAAGCAAAAGACCATTTTGATAAGGCAGTTAGGTGGGTAATAATAGTATTAATATTTGTATTCGACCCATTGGCAGTTTTATTATTAATAGCTGCTAACATATCACTAAGGAGTAGAAAAGTTGCTAAAGAAGAAGACGAAGCCAAAGTCCAAAAAGATTACCAAAAAGAAGCTACTAACGCAAAAGTTAGAGCGAAAAGAGTCAGAGATAGAGAAAAAGTTTATAAAGATATTCTTAAAAAAATAGGCACAGGTGAATTGAAGTCAAAAGACTATGATAAAATGAAGAAATTAGGTCTAAATCCAGATGAAATTCGTATAAAACTTAACCAAATAATGGATTTATCTTAAACAGGTGGTTGCCAAAGAGAGTAAAATGGTATATAATGTAGTTATGATTAGTGAGAAATTAAAAGATAGGCGAATCAAAAATGCCGAAACGGCATGTAAGGACGCTAGAACAGATTGGGCTAAGAATTATTGGTACGGTGTGTTCTTTAAATTATGTAAAATGTATAACCGTGAAGAATATTTTAGGAAGGCAATTAATTAATGTTAGGTTTGTTTTTTATAGGCTTGCCATTTACTGTTTGTGTGTTATACTTGTTATTAAAAGTGAGGGAGAACGAATAGATTATGAATGTATTTTATGTAGATAAACATCCAGTTAGAGCTGCTGAACAAATGTGTGACAAACACATTGTCAAAATGATTTTAGAATCAGCACAACTATTATCCACCTGTCACAGAGTATTAGACGGTGTAGAATATTATGATAAGACCAAGAATGGTCGTAAGATTAAAAGATGGCGACACCCTAATACCAACTTAGAACCTTTGTTATACAAAGCAGGTTGGGTAAAACATCCAAGTACAATATGGTTGTTTGAGTCGGCATACAATTACATGTGGTTATACAAACATATGATTGCTCTTAACGAAGAATACAAGAAGAGATATAATCATACAAAAAATCATTTGACTATTGACAAACTAGGTGATATATTACAACATCCACCTAAGAACGCTAAATATAATAAAATTGCAACTGACCCGAAACCAGCTATGCCTGAACATTGTAAGATACCTGGTGACGCAGTTGAATCATATCGTAAATACTATTGCATAGAAAAGCAAAGATTTGCAACATGGAAATCACCAGCAGTAGTGCCACAATGGTATATTGAGGGTGTTAAATACTACCAAAACACGGCAGAGATATAGGAGTTAATAAATGCGTGAAAAAATGATTGAGGCCTTAAAAGCACATGCAGTAGGTCACATAGAAAAACATAAACTTAATGTAGAGGTAATTCTACAAAATGCAGTTGGTATTGGTGAACATGGTGATGTTCTTACCGAAGCAGAAAAAGAACTAAAAATAATTGCTGAGTATGATGACCAATTAGAAATGCTTAACAAATATTTTGTAATCAAAGACCCCTTTAAAGGTTAAACATGCCAACATACACCTTTGAAAATACAAAAACTGGTAAAGTTTGGGACGACATGATGATGATTTCTGAAAAAGAAGCTTATCTAAAGAAGAATAAACATATCAGACAATTGTTAACTCAGATAAATATATCTAGTGGTGTCGTAGGTGTTGGTGCTATGAAGAATGATAATGGTTGGAAAGAAATGCAAAGTAGAATTGCTGAAGCACACCCAGCCTCTGAGTTTGCTAAACAACACGGTAAACGAAGCACTAAAGAAATTAAAACACAGGCAGTTGTAGAGAAACATAGAAAACGACAAGCCGCTCAAAAGAGAAAATAGATATGGCAGACAAAGGTATACCAGATTATTTAAGAGAATATGACTTAGACGCAGATTGGGGTTTTACACCAGTAAGTAAAGCACCTGAATCTACGCCGGCTGTAGATACTTCCGTTATAGAAACGAATAATGTAGAATTAGCCAAAGTCAAATCAGATGTGGGTGATATTAAAAGTATGATGAATGAAATCATGCAAATTGTGGCAGAAAAAGACCAAGTCACACAAATATTATCAGATGAAGAAACTATAAAAAGATTTAAAGAAATAGAAAAACTAATATTACCGTTTCTTTATAATCTTATGAAAAGTGACGAGCCTTATATTCATTGGCCTAATAGAGGTCCGATTATTAAGGCACAAATAGAAAAGCTATTAAAGCTAACAAAAGGAAACTAAACATGCAAGCAAATTATAATAAGTGCTTAGAAACTATTTTACACCATGAAGGTGGTTATGTAAATCACCCAAAAGACCCAGGTGGTGAAACTAACTTAGGTGTTACTAAGAGAGTTTATGAAGAATTTGGTGGCACAAAAGACATGAAAGATTTAACAGTCGAAGATGTAGCACCAATTTACAAAAAAGGTTATTGGGATAAAATGAAAGGTGATGAACTACCAAATGGTTTGGACCTTTGTGTTTTTGACTTTGGTGTAAATGCAGGACCAGGTCGTAGTGCAAAGTTTCTACAAACAATGATTGGTACTGTTGCAGACGGTGGCATTGGGCCAAATACATTAAAAAAATTAGGTGAATATGTTGAAAAAAATGGCATTGAACAATGTATTGAGGACTTCCAAGGTGCAAGACAAGATTACTATGAAAATTTATCTACATTTGCAACTTTTGGTAAAGGTTGGACAAGACGAGTTGACGAAACTACAGAGTTAGCTATGTCAATGATTAGCTGAGAGGCAGAACCGTTTAAGTCGGAAAGAGATAGAATAAACAATATGTATGCTGAAAAAGGCATTTAAGGCTTGCCAATATCGTACACATAGTATATAATGAACACATAGAAATGAAAAAGGAACTGAAATGACTAAGAAAAACTTTGTACAACTAGACGAGAGTAAATTTCCAACTACCAAAGGTAAGAATATTGATGGTTTTAGGTTTTATGCTGTCGAAGATAAACACTTTCCAAGTATTACTACTGTATTAGGTGCTATTCCAAAACCTGGTCTTATCGCTTGGCGTAAGAATGTTGGCGAAGCAGCGGCTAAATGGGAGATGAACCGAGCAGCTCGTAGAGGTTCTGCTACACATACTCTTGTAGAACAATATTTAAAAGGTGAAACACCATCAATTCGTGATGTATTGCCATTAGGTATGTTTCGACTATTGAAACCATATCTTGACCAAGTAGATAATATTCATGCATTAGAACAAATCATGTATAGTAAAAAACTGACCGTTGCAGGTCAAGTTGATTGTATTGCAGAATACAATGGTAAACTATCCGTGATTGACTTCAAAACTGCCAACAAAGAACGAGTTGATAGTTGGAATGAAAATTATTATATTCAATGTACCGCTTATGCAATTATGTATGAAGAGTTATTTGGTACACCAATCGAACAGATTGTAATTCTACAAGCTGGTGAAGATGGTTCATGTAAGGCATTCGTTAAGAACAAAGCAGACTACATGGAAAAACTTGAAGCCGCAATCAAAGGTTTCTATAAATATTACGAAGAGAAGACAGGTAATAAACCAAGTTAGTCCATCTCTTTAAGGGGACTTAAATGAATAAAATCATATCAGGAATTATTATGGGAATGTTTAGTACCATTGCTGTAGCATTATTTTCGGTAAGTGCAACTGCTGATGACCACTATGAATTTTGGCCATCAGCCGCACCGATTATATGTGGGCAGACAAAACCTATGTTAGAATACATAGCTGAAGATGGCATGGTGCCATTTACAATATCGTTTGGTAAAGTAGATGGTTTAATAGAAAATCCAATTGCTTTTGTTGTTACAATGTGGGTAAAACCTCAATCAACGGAACAAATGGTGACAATTCAGAAACCAGACGGTACTGAAACATGTATTTTGTATAAAAGTTATGATACTACTATCAATCCACAATTTGATGGTAAAGGTCTAAACTTATAAGAATTAGTTGTTGACGACAATTATGGTAGACATACTGGACGAGGGTGCGAATCCCTCCAGCTCCACCATAAACACATTTACAGAGTGTGCTTATGATGGGGCTGATATTAGGTTTCGACAGGTGTTGAGAAAATTGTAAGAGATTAATAGGTGGCAACCTTTCATGCTAATTAAACGCAAACGATAATAACTTTGCATTAGCGGCCTAGTCGCTTAGGGTTTTGTGGATTGTACCTCGTAACAGAATCAATCCACGCTTTACATTTTAATTAATAAGTGATATATTATACAACATGAACAGTAAAGAATTTAGTTTAATTATAGAGGGTGTAGTCAGAGAAAAGAGACCTATCACTTACATGGATGCCATATTATGGTATTGTGAAGAAAATAAAATCGAAGTGGAAACAGTCGGCCGATTGATTTCTAAAGCACTAAAAGAAAAAATACAGGTAGAATGTACAACAGCGAATCTACTTAAATTGCCAGAGGCAGGAAAGTTACCGTTATAATGAATATACAATTAATTGACAAAATGGGTAGTGACCTTTCAGTTGTAAATGCAGCTCGTGTTTCGTTTTCAAAAAGAAAAGATGTTATTGACCAAGGTGATGAGAAGTTAATCAAGTATCTTGCAGACCATGACCATTGGTCGCCATTTGGACATACTACCTTACAGTTTTTAATTAAAGCACCTGTGTTTGTTGCAAGACAATTAGTAAAACACCAGGTTGGTTTAGTGTGGAATGAAGTCAGTAGGAGATATGTTGATTCGGAACCAGAGTTTTATCTGCCATTCATATGGCGTGGTAAACCTGAAAATAAAAAACAAGGTTCTAGTGATAAAGAAATTGAATATGACATTTCATCTACAATGCAATTTGTAAAAGAAACATATAACAATCTCTTGGATAAAGGTGTTGCTCCTGAAATGGCAAGAATGGTACTACCACAAAATATGATGACAGAGTGGTACTGGACAGGTTCACTTATGGCTTTTGCTAGAGTGTGTAATTTAAGAAATAAACCTGATTCACAAGAAGAAACAAGAATGGTAACTCAACAAATGGCAAGACATTTACTTGACCATTTTCCAATAAGTGCAAAAGAATTATTAGATGAAGAAGTATAAAGATAAAATTGACGACTTTTTTAAATGGGTCAAAGGCACAGAATTAGTTGAACTTGATGATATTGATGTATCAGAGGATCCTGTTAGACCAGAATTAACTCTTGGTTTTCGTATCATGCATGGTCGAAAAATATTTGGTCTACAATATGAAAATGAAATTGAAGCAATTGTTTGTGTAGCATTTTGTCCTGAAGTACCATTTACTGTTAGAGAAATGGATTACATGTCACAGGCTGCCAATCAAGATGGTCAACGAGGAGATATTTTAGTTGCATATACTGTATGGTCAAGAAAAAGAGGTGCAGGTAAAGAGATTATTAAAAAACTTAGCGAGTGGTCTAAAGAAAACAAATTTAGTAGATTAGTTACACTATCACCACTTACACCAATGGCAACACATTTTCATATTAGAAATGGTGCTAAACAGGTACATATTAATGATGTAACACAAAACTTTGAATATAAGATTGTATGATGTATGGTGGATTTGATGTATTTAAAACATATTTGGCAGTCAAAAATCATTTCACCTCTGACTACGACTATTTCAAATATGGTGGTAGGGTTACAGCAAAGTTGGAAAGCTTTACGAAACGGTCAGATAGGTATTTTTTTCATAAACTATCTAAAAGATATAGTGAGCGAGATATCTTGGATTATTTTGTTAGTAATTTTGCTGTTGATAGTCATAAGTGGATTGGGAGTGTTATAAACAATGAGGGTGCTGAAAATTATACCAAGTTTAGAAAATATAAAGAGTCGTTTGATTACCATTTCAGAAACGATTGTGTGGCTATTCGTAATGAGCTTGATAACAAGTCTATTTCTTTTAATGGTGGGTTTGATGTGGTTAGCGGACAACATCCTAGAATTCTACGACTATTGCTTAGAAAAAAAATTCACCTCCAGACCACCGTCATTCTTGATACAATACTATCGTTTAGTAAGGTATGGGATAAGGAAATTGAAGAGAAAGTTGTTTGGCCGAAAATTAAACACACACTCAATAAATTCAGACCTTTTGTGATGTATAATGAAACACAAGTGAAATTAATAATGAAAGAAATATTTGTAAATGACAATTGAACCGATAAGAGAAAAATTAGATGATAAGATTGCTAAGTTGAATAGTAGTCGTGTTTATAAGAAAGTAACTCCAAAAGGTGACCTATCATGGTACATTAAATGGATTGCAAGTATATTTTTAATTATTGGTATGATATTGGCGTCTGTTAATTTATTTCCATATAATAT